ATTGTTTTCCATTTTTACCCCTCCAGTTCTTTAATGATGTTTTGATAATCTTCTATGCCCTCTTGGATATCGTCCAACAGAGAGTTAAATACTTCTTTCAAATTTGTTGCTTTGTTGTTTCCATAGCCGATATTTAATAAATCTTTAGAAATACTTGTCATGCAAGTTATTACATCGTCTACGGTTTCTTTATACTGTTCTAAATCGTAATACATCGCTTGTAGTTCAGCTAATTTCTCATTAGCGTTTCTAAGTTCTATAAACCTTTTCATATCACTTTGACTAGCGGTATTTTTTAAAGCGTATATATTTGCATCTTGTAATCTTGCTATATCGCTTGCTTGTTCTAGCTTCATTTTTACTCACCACCAAAAATATGTATTTTTGCTATTTCTACAGCTGTTTTATATTCTTTTGCGTAATTGTTATTTCCATGTGTTTCGTTAACTTTTTCTAGAAATTCCTCAATAGTGCCAGTAAAGCAACCACAAGAAACTTTAATATCGTTATTAGCCGTTTTAAAAAAGGTTGTTATATCATTCCGAGACCCGATCGGTCCAATAACTAAATAATCAGCATTACCGTACACCTCGGCATTACCGCTCACCCAAGCATTACCGTACACCCAAGCATTACCGTACACCTCGGCATTACCGCTCACCTTGGCATTACCGTACACCTCGGCATTACCGCTCACCTTGGCATCACCGTACACCTCGGCATTACCGCTCACCTTGGCATCACCGTACACCTCGGCATTACCGCTCACCTTGGCATTACCGCTCACCCAAGCATTACCGTACACCTCGGCATTACCGCTCACCCAAGCATTACCGTACACCTTGGCATCACCGTACACCCAAGCATTACCGCCTCCTTGTGATAAATTACTTTCCTTTTCGATAAATCCCCCTTTTTGTCCTTTAACGATATCTCCAAAACATTTCACAGCTTCAATTTGGAATAGTGTTTTACCCATAAAATTTATTTTTACATCTGTTAACTTATATTTCATTTCTTTCTCTCCTCTTGTTGTAAAATTTAACGATTGTTATACATTTCTACTACCTTGTCACGATCCTTAGTTACAAGTTTTAGATTGCTTGTTAGATTTACGATTAAGCAACTTTGATAAATAGCTAATGCAATCGACATAGCTAACATAACAGTCAAAATCTTAATAAGTGTTTTATCTTTCATCCTCTCAACCCTTTCATTAGTCAAATTTAATTACCGCCCATACCCAAACAACGTCGAGAGGGCACATTTTTTTAGTTCTAGGGCACGTTTTGAAGTCATTGGCATATTCCAATGTTTTTTCAGCTTTTCGCTCCACAGACGGTAAATACTGCCCTAAGTCGTATGCTATGTTGTTAATGTACTTCTCGTTATCGATACATTTATGTATTGCTTCTTTGATTTGCTCATAACTGTAACTAGCAAATCTTGGATACAGCATTTTTATATATTCGGGCGTGAACCCTTTGTTGTAGTTCAAACCTAGAAATGTCATTGCTTTTGCGAATTCTTCAATCGACATTAGTAGAACTCATTAAAATCCATTGCAGGAGCTAAGTCTTTCGTTGTCTGCTGTTGTACTTTTCTAGGTTTATCCTGCTCTCGAGCAAGCCATCCGTTTGCAAACTTTAAAATTCCGCCCTTGGTTTTTCTGTTTCTAGGGTTAGCATCAAGCCAACCGCACATTTTCCTTAGCTGCTGCATGATATCTACGTTAGGATATAACTCCGACCATTTATCAACTTGCTTTTGTGTAATCGGGTAGTAAGTTTTATCGTTTAGTATAAATTCGATTACGGGGGGCTCTGTAGCAATTTCATTGCTCGGAGCATTATATATATCTTTAGTATTTAATTCTTTAGTATTTAATTCTTTAGTATTTAATTCTTTAGTATTTAATTGTCCTTGGTTTTCTAGCGCTTGAATTTCTACATCTAGAATTTCAACCCCTAGATTTTCTACCCCTTGTTTTTCTATGTCTTGTTGTGGTTTTTCGAAGATATCATAAATGTACTCAATTCGCCCCGTTTCAGTTTGATTCGGTAACAGTTTTGTGACCTTTAAATAATTAAATTTTTTTAACTCATTTAATGCACTTTTCACCGCCACTTCACTCTCTTTGCAGATAGAAACAAGACCCTCTACCGAGTACTCCCAATCATCTCTCAAACTAAGCATTAAACTTAACAATCCCTTTGCTTTAAGTGACATATTTTTTTCTTTCAAATGAGTGTTGCTCATTACTGTATAATCGCTACTTTTGTTCATTCTAATTATTGCCATTCAGCTACTCCTTTCTATAAAACCATTTCAATAATTCCACTTGTTAAAAACGCTATCAAGATCACTGCAATTACTATCGTCAGCACTCCTCGACCCGTTAAATTATCTATCCTCACTCTTGACACTTCCTCTTGCTTGGTTTATAATCTTATTGTTTGTTTTATAATTTTTTTAGCTTTAGGCGACTTTTGACGAGCCGTCTTTTTCTTTTCTAAATGCTAAAATTAATGCGGTTATTGATTCAAAGGAAATCCCATACTCCTTAACGATAATATCTATCGGGATTTCAGCAGTTTTATATTTCAAGTTATATTTATCTTTTAAGTTTCTAATCATCGCATATAAGGTGTTATTCGTTCTTTCTGGGAAAATAAGAGATAGTATTTTAACGTTCAGCATACTCAATCACCTCTTTGCTCTCGAATTTTTTGCTGTTTTCCAACATCTGCATCGCTCTATGCATATAGCTATTTTTGGTTTCTTGAATTTCGCTTTTTAACGTACATGCATAGTACCCACCCTTGCTTCCACTAACACTCCCTATAAAGTATTTAAAATCAGGATTAAACCTTATATTTTCAATGATTTTTCGCATTGCCTTGTCACTTTTAATTTGTGGAAAATAAACCCTTAATTGACGATTTTTAACTATGTTTTCTTTCCCGACATGATTAGTTACAATAAAGTTGTATACCTGTTCTTCAATGCACATTTTTAACGCTCCTTTCTCTTTTTTATCCAGTTAAATAACGCTGATCCTACGCAGTAAATAAACGTTGCAACGAAAAACACTAGAAATAATAAATCTCCTAAATTAAGAACTATTTTGAACATTAAATTCACCCCTTTCACTATTGGTTTTCCATTAAGCATTTAATGGCATATTCTCTTTTTATATATGCAACATCTTCATTACTAATAAGACCATAAATACCGATAATTGTTTGAATCTGTTTGTCTGTTAATCGCATAGGTTCAAACCTCTTTATTGTAGTGTTGATAACTACTTGCTGATGATTTTCAGGTTGGTTTATCCACTCGGATACACATTCTAGAAATAGCGGTATAAATTCATTTTGTTTTTTTGAAACTGAACTCAAATAAGCTTGCTCCAACTTATGAGAAAACCGCAAAATCGTAAATACGTTAGAAAGATCGTAATTAAATTCAACATTGTTAATGTCAAACTTTTCTATTTCTTCCATAATTTCTTTTTTATTCATAACTTACTCCTTTCTTATTTCTTTAACCTCACTATTTGTGTGGTAATCTTGCAAAAAAATATCGCCTATATCCACTCCTAAAATATCGGCAATAACTTCCATCTTATGGCAACTAACTCTTGATGGAT